CTCCTCCTTCACCGCCACAGCCTTTGCCAGCTGTGCCATGCCCTGCTTCATGTCCTCTATCTGCTTATCCCGCCGTGCAATGGCGTCCTTCAGGCTGTCGTTGGCTTTCATCAGTGCCTCGATGTGCCGCTGCTGGTTCTCGATCAGGTCAGCGGCGGCCGGAGCCAATACTTCACGACATGGTTCACGGCTTATCTCGTTCATTGGGCAATCTTCTTCGCAGTCTCGCCCCGGTTCTGCGCAGCACCGCAGCGCGGTCACGATCTCATCTCTTGTCATGTCATTCCTCCCCAAACCATTTTTTCGTCACCGCGATGGGGAACGGCTCGATCTCGCTTGCCCACCGCGCCGTGCCTTTGCCGTGTATGCGCTCCCAGATCAGCGGATACCCCGCGATGCCATCAAACAAGCTACCCAGCGTTGCGCCATCCAGCAGATACCGCGACATACGCCGCAGCATCCAGTCCCAGAAGGGCAGGGCGATGGAGTTGCCCAGCGCCTTGTACTTCGGGCTGTCCGCGTCCTTGTGTTTCTTGCCCTTCTCATCCGTCCAGTCGCCAATGTCCACCCATCCGTCCGGGTATCCCTGCAAGCGGGTACATTCCAACGGTGTCAATCTGCGCACGACCATGTTTGTGATGGCAAGGTCTGTGCTGTCCTTAAAGTCGCGTTGTTTGCAGCTGCTTGCAACATTGGCATCACGATAATCTCCAAACCCGTTCATCTGATATGTAAGCGGCACTTGGTTTCCACCTGTTCTCATTCGCGCTTGCAATGCCGGTACCTTCTCTCCGCACTCGCGGATGACATCACAGGCGTGTGTCATGTCCAGTGCCACCACCGGAGCCACCACAGCTGGTTTATTCCCGCCGCACTCAGCGTTCAGTGTAGGGGACAGTTCCTCTTGATAGCCGATGCTCCTCGCCTGTTCACTGTTGCCCAGCTTAAACCCAGCGCACACTACTGGCTGGTTGTTCCCGCTCATATCCGCCGCAGCGGTCAGCGTAGGTGCTCTGTCGTCTGTGCGGATCTCTGCACCGCCCTGCTGCGTCGCCATGCAGATCACTCCGCATGATGCTTGCCCCCTGCCGCTGCCAGCCGAAATGCACATTGCCTTTTCTTTGCTTGTAATCGGGTCTTGCGTCAAGTGGACCGAGATTGTGCAATCAGCACCCGCTCCAAAATCTCCGGCAGTTTCTTCCCCCGCCGCGCCGCTCTTCTCAAGATGCCCTGACACGCTTTCGCGGTCAAATTGTATTTCGGATGCGGTGTCTCCTCCAAAATCTGCGACAACCGAGATACGACGACGGCGTTGGGGCACTCCCCAGTATTGCGCGTCGTGAGTTCGCCACACCACGCTCCATCGTCCTCCCACTTCATCGTGGTACCCTCCCCAGGTAGGCCAACCCTTTTCAGGCACTTCAATACCGGGGGCTTCCGGCTCGACGATTTTGATGATCTCTTCGAGCACGGCTGCGAAGTCTTTTCCTTGGTTGCTGCTAAAGGCTCCGACCACGTTTTCCCACACGAGATACCGAGGTCTACCCATGTCACCTGTCCGTCCATTCCTTTTGTCCGCCTCCCTCATTTCTTTTACGATGCGTACCTGCTCCATAAACAGGCCGCTTCGCGCTCCCGCCAAACCGGCGCGTTTCCCGGCGATGGATAGATCCTGTCTAACAAGGTGAACCACCTGTAATACACCAAACGGGTTCAATCTCTGCCCCATTTATTTTCGTAATATCGCCTAAATGTTTCACCTAAATCACCTCCTAATCTCCAAACACAACGCCGCACTCGTCCTTCAGCATATCCTTGATGTGCTTCCGCTTGATGCGGCCCTCGTTTATTTCCTCCGCCAGCTTCTCCAGGCACTCGTACAGATACGCGATGCTGTGGGTGTCCCGGCTGTCCGCTGTCTCCTCTTGGACGTGCCAGCCGCATTTGTCCATCAGCACCATTGCCACCATGTCCATGTTCTCCCGTGTGCCTTGCAGCTTGCCCCGCATGAAAATGCGGTCGTCCCTGCTCAAATGCTGCTTGCCCATGTCAATACCTCACTCCGATGTAGTCCAGCACCTGCGCATAACCGAGGCCGTCTTTCGTGGGTTTCCACAGCCCGTCTGTGTCAAACGCACCACCGCCAATGCAAAAACGGTAATGTTTTGGATGCGTTTCTTTCATGCGCTGAAATCTGTTAATGCCCTTTTCGAGGTGCGCACCGAACGCGCAGAACATACACCCCGTCCTCTGGCATCCCGTGCAGTGCAGCTTGCAGTCGATTAGCGTCGCGCCGTAGTCGTTCTCGCCGTCGCTGGCTACGATGTCGCCGTACACGCTGGCGTAGGGTAGGTTGCGCTCCACGATAAACCGCAGCACGTCCTGCTCCGTCCAGAAACTCATGGGTTTTCCCGCGGGATGTTTACCTTCAAACGCATTGCACCCAGTTTTTAACCACACCTTCGTTCTTAACCGACTTTCCTGCGCCATTGTAGCCATAGTAGGGACACGCTGCGTTTTTCTCGCATAGCCGTTCATGGGCTGCTTTTTCATTACCGCTTGCTGCGGCTCTCTGTTACGCGCAGGGCGGACACAATCTCTTTTTCTGTCATTTTCATTTCCTCCTCAGATATTCTTTCATTTCAGCCGGTAGTTTTTGGACCCGGTAATATTCAGCACGCAGCCTTTCGACCGCTCCGCAATGCGCGAGCCTATCGCCTCGTCCCAATCCAGCACACGCGAGATCGTCCACTCGGAGCTGATGATTGTCAAAAGGCTTGGCTTGATATACCGCGCATTGAGCAGATCAAACGCAATGTTTCGGTCGGCCTCCGTCGCCGTGCCCTTGAGAAAATCGTCAATGTACAGAACCTTGACGCTTTTCAGCGGGTCGATAGCATCTTGATATGCCTCAGCATCGTTGACCTTTGCTTTGATGGCCGGAATATCCGCCCGCCATTGCACATAGCGTACCGGTAATCCGGCATCCATAAGCTTCCCGCACATCGCCGTGCAAAGATGCGTTTTCCCGCTTCCGGGGCTTCCTCCGGCGTAAAACCATCTTCCGCGCCAATCGGCAAGATAGCGTTCCGCTGCCTCTTTGGCCTGCTTCTGCCACGGCTCAGTCGCGCAGTAGTTCTCCATCGTGCATCTCTGCAAAAGCTCTTTAAGCCCGCTTCTTTCGATGCGTTGCAGATTCCTTTTGCGGATGGAGCATTCGCACTCCCGGTACTCCGCGTTTCCGTCTGCCGACCTCCGCACGGTGTATCCAACGCCGCCGCAGAGCGGACACTCGTTAGAGATTGACGGCTCCGGGGACGTTCCATTTTTTCGTATCTCTTCCAGTATCGTGACAATGTCCATTCATCGCGCCCCCTTTCTTCTCCAGCTCGCGCTTTTCCCATAGCTGGAATTTCTGCTGCCAGTTGTAGACCGGCTTTCCCTCGGTATCCCTCCAACCGGCGACGGAGTAAAACTCGTAGAACGGCTTGGGGTCAATCAGCCCTCCGCGCAGCTTGGCATATTCGGCAACCTCGCCAAACGTGGGAGCCTTTCGTGAGAGAGATATAGAGAGAGAACTATCGTTCTCTTTCTCTCCCTCTTTCTCCCCCTCTTTCTCCTTGCCGGTTTGTTCCGATTTGTTTCCACTTTGTTCTTTTTTTGTTTTCGTTTTATTCTGTCGATTCGCTGCTTTGTTTCGACCACTGTCCAACGTTGGACGAATCAAAGTGAAAACAGCGCATGGAACTCCAGAAAGACATGGCTCGCTTTCATCAAGCGCATAATCGCAGATTGCCAGCACAACGGCCTTGAAATCTTTTGCGCTGAGCGCTCGCAGCGCGTCCCTGTAACTTCGGTAAAAAGTGAATTGATTACGCTCCATCGCTTTACTCCTTCGGCTTTGCCAGCAGGGAAACCGTCGCACCGTATCGCGTCATGACTTCTGCGATATCAGTCGCGTCACTCTCGGACACTTCTTGCAAGACAATAATCGCCCTTTCGCGCGGCGAATCGATATGCACCTCGTATCTCATGCCGCACCTCCATCAAAACGGAAGCTCCCCGTCGTCCTCGACCTCGCTAAACTCGCCCGGGCTGCTTGATGCGGGACTGTATGCGGCGGGCCCCTCCTGCGGCTTGCTGTCGGCAAAGTACACGCTATTGGCGATGATCTCGACCGAGCGGCGCTTATTGCCGTCCTTGTCGGTCCAGTCTCGCGCCTGCAAGCGACCGTCTACCACTACCTTGCGCCCCTTGGCGCAGTATTGCGCGGCAAACTCCGCCGTGCGCTCCCACGCGACCACATCAAACCAGTCCGTTCCGGTATCCTTACCGTCGCGGTCGACGGCGATGGGAAAGCTGGTGACCGCCTTGCCGCTCTGCGTGCGGCGCAGCTCAAGGTCCTTTCCAATGCGTCCCATGACGCTGATCCTGTTCAAGCTCATTTCAATTCCTCCCTGTTTTTTCTGTAAATCATGTTCTCCCGTGTCCAGCCGGGATATTTCGCTTTGAGATAGCCGACGATGCAGGCGTATAGCGCCGTCCTCTGCGGCCCCTCGTCAAAGGCTCGGTGGCAGGAGGGGCAGAGCGTTACGATGTTCTGCTCGATGCCTCTGCCGCCCTGTGAGCGCCGTATAACGTGCGCTACCGGCTCTCCGTTGTTCCGCCCGCATAGAATGCAGCGCCCGCCGTCGCGCTCGTATACGATCTCCTTGACGCTTTTAGGGATGGACGTGGCCTTTGTCTGCTTATGCATTCTTCACGCCGCCCCATTCCCGTTCGAGCTGATTGTCCAGCAGGCGTAATTGCAGTTTCATAGAGTTCACGGCTTCCTGCGCGGATTTGTAAAAGACCTCGGCACAGTCCCGCTCAAATCGAAGCCCTGCGATCTCGGCGCTGCCGCGGCAGACGTCGGAGATGATCGTGACCGGCGTTCCTCTGTCGCGCTCGGCGAGGTATTTCTTGGCAAGCGCAACGCGATAATCGCGCTCGGTCTCGGCGTATTTCATGCCACGCTTTTTGCATTCCGAAACCGCGATATCGAGCAAGCGGCTGCGGTCCTTGATCTCGTTCACAAGGTCATTCATTGGCTTTCCTCTTTTCCATGCAAGCCCAGCAGAGCGGCACACCGTATTTCTTCATCGCGCCTTTGGAGATGTCGCTCACACGATAGAGCTTGCCGTTAAAGGACTGCGGTGTGATCGGCTGCTTGCAGTCTTGGCAGGTGTAGTCAAACTGTTCCTTGTACGCCTGGTTGAAGGACTGCATTTTTTCCTTGCTCGGCTTTTCCTTTTTCTCTTGTTGCTTGTACTCATCCGTGTCCGCATCTTTCGTATCGTCGATGCAGAACAAGCCGTTCAGCGCGTACTTGCGGGCATAGCTTGATGCCGTTCCGGTGATCTGGCTCTCGTCCATACCGGTTTTTTTCTCCGGTTCGCGGGCATATGCCGTTGCAGTAACAGAGTTATCGCTCTCGCAGTCGTGGAGCTGCGCCTGCGCGGTCACATAAAAGCGACCGTTAACCTCGGTAATACTATCGAGCAGAACGAGCGCGGTTTTGTGCTTTGCGCAAATCGGCTTGACCGCCTCAAGAATGTCCTCGCAGCTCCGATATTTGTACTTGCCGAAGCTGTTAAACTGCCCTTTCGGGGCTTTCAGCTCTTGCTGGATTGCAGAGAGCTTTTCATAAATTCCAAGATTCTCCATTTTCTTCTTCCTCCAAAGTAAGCGGGCAGTTTCGCCCGGTGTATTTGTCCGGCCACGGAATGACTTCATCCGTAAGCCCGCAGCGCTTGCTTGACCGTCTGTAAAACCGGCAGGCTTCGCAGGCTATGTACGCTGTGCCTTTTCGGTCGATTGGGAAATAGGTCGTTACCGACGCCGTGCCTTTCAGGTAGCCGGAAGTGCCGTCATCCAGATTCGGCATCGTCCTCCACCTCCTCAAACCATTCCTCACCGCAGAACGGGCACTCGGCGACCGTCCGCGTTTCTATGCCGTTCTCGCCGTCAAGGTTCTCGCGTACCTGATAAGTGTACGGCTCAAAGAAGATCGCGTGGCAGGCTTCGCATTTGTAAACCATGTAAATTACGACCTCCCCGCTTTCCGTATCATCTCCGACAGGCCGTATGTCCGCCCGACAATGGACGCTATTCGCGCCATCTCGATCTTGCGGAGCACCTCGGCTTCTGCCGGGTCGTTTGACAAGTAGTAGCCCTTGCCAAAGTTCATAATGCAGTATTCCTCGCCGTCCTCCTCGCATCGTGCCGCCTCGATCACCTTGCGCAAGTGCCGGTCTGTCCAGCCGGTCATTTCGCAGAGCTGCCAACGGCACAGCGCGTTCTGAGCGCCGACGCGAAGATGGTTTCGCAGAGTGATAATATCGTCCGTCATGGCGACACCTCGGTAAACTCTCCATCAATAAGTTTGTACCATGTATCAGCCTTGATCCGCTCGCCGTCAACATACTCGGTCTTAACGCATTTTGGAACGCACCCATTCTTGGCTTCGGAATATTCCCATTCAGCAAGAGTAATCCAGCTCCCCGCTTTTGCGTTAACAGCAGAGCCGTGACCTGCGCAGCAGATAACCGAATCTTCCCCTGCACTTTCAATCTTGGCGTAGTCGCCGCTGCTGACGGTAGAATTTGGCGCGTTTACAATTGTTTCTTCCTTGAGATAATCAATGCAAGCTTTGACAAATTCGGGCAAACCGAGCTTTACGCCAATGTGAAGCTTTTTCGTGGCGAATTTCCCGTTATCACCCGATACGGGCTCTTCCAAAGATTTAACTGCTGCAAAGTCGCTGACTTTCCCGCTATCATTTACAAGCGGGTAAAAATTAAGCACCTCAAAAGGATTAACGCAATAATGCATCATACCTTTTTCACAAATCTCGCCGCCCTCTTCTTCATAGTCTGTGTTTTCCTGATACTGTTTCCCTTTGCAGATCATGCCGGGTTCAAAGGCTTTGTAGCCGTTCAAATTATCCATTGTTTTCCTCCATATAAACATAAGCGGTTTGAACGCCAAACTCCCGCGCGGCCTGATGGTCGTCAAAGAATACGTCGATTCGGTTTTCCTTGATCGCGCCGCCGCAGTCCTCGGCGGTGTATGTATGGCTCGTGCCGTCGGCAAAGTAGACGGTGACGGTCGCGCCGTAAGGGATGAGCGCGGGGTCAACCGCGATCGTTCGCCCCTCGGTGGCGGTTGTGCCGGTCGCCGTGATGCCGTTCGCCCACTTGCCGCAGCACTTCGCGCACGGGCAATAGGCGGTCAGACGGAACTCGCCGAGCGGTTCGCCGATGTCGAGCGCCGCGCATCCTTCTGCGGGCTTGTCCTCGCCGGGGAGACTGCCCTCGATGACCGGCGGCTCGCCCTTGTACGGCTGCCCGGTGGTTTTAACCGTCAGCACCGCAAAGAGGATCAGCAGCGCCGCGAGGAACAGGCAGACGGCGGCGATGCGCGCCGAAGCGTCGGCCTTGCGCTGCTCGCGGGTGCGTCGGTCGCGCCTCATGCCCTGCCCTCCAGCTTGTCCAGCGCCCGCATAAACCAATGCGTCACGGTGCCGATGCCGATAAAGATAAACAATGTGCTCATGCCTTTTCTCCCTTCTTCTCGTTCGGCACAAGGCCGACAAACTCAAGGCCGCGACCGCGTGCGTAAATCTCGCCCATGATCGTCCCCAGCTTTACGGGGTCAGGGGGCGTGACCCAAATAATCTTGTACTCTGGCTTTTTTCTCATTGCCTTTTCCTTTCTCGCGTGCTACAATAAGCACGGACACAATATCTTGTGGTAAGATTTGTCCCACCCGCCCCGCTCGATGCTGCAACATTGGGCGGGGCATTTTTTATGCGCTCACTTGGTTTCCGCCACGCACAGCGCATCACATAGCTGCTTACAGGGACAAGCGGAACAATTGCATTCGCGCGGCGGTTTGTTCTCGCACAGCGCATCCGTGCGGTCGAGAAACTCCTTTTCGATTTCCCTAATACTCATGGTTATCCTCCTGCCAAATGTTAGTTCTTTTCGTCCGGCTTCAAAAGCTCGTCCACCGTGCAGCCGTAGAGCGCGGCGACCTCCGGCAAGCGGCTTGCGCGGGGATGCTGCTGTCCGGTCTCCCACATATAGACCGCTGCGTCGGAGACCTTTAGTTTTTCGATCACCTGCTGGACACTCAGGCCGGCAGCCAATCGAGCACTGCGAAAACTCATTTGTTCACCTCCAATTTGCTTTTACTTAGTTTTCATTGACTGCGGCGTGGGGATTTGCTATACTCTCATGCAGGAGGATAGAGTGAAAAGGCACGAGGCTCCCCATATTCTCATTGAAAGGAGGGAACCCTTTGCCGAGGAACTCCGTCCGGACAAGTAAGCGCGTTGCTTCCAAAGCGTCAAAAACTTTAAGCAACCGCAAGGCAAGCAAGAACACGAAAGCTCTTGCCGCGTCCGCCTTGTCCAACCGCCGGTCAAAGTGACCGGTGAGCCGTCCCGATGTTCACGCATCGGGGCGGTCTCTTTTCCCCTCGCCGCAGCCAATAAAACTTAGCGAAAGAGTAAGAAAAACTAAGTTTCCCTTGACAAACTTGCAAACTGTGCTATTATAGAAGTGCCAACAGCCATAATATTTTTTCGCAGTCCGCTAAATGTAAGGGGGCTTGGGTTTTTGTTACCCTTTACAAGATTTAGTATAGCTAAGTTTTTCCTAAAAGTCAACAAAAACTTAGGATTGTTTAGTCCTAAATGTAGCTAAATTTTTGGGTTTAATTTTATGCAAATTGACACTAAACGCGTTTTGCGCCGCATTGAGCTGCGGCTTACAGAAATAGACATGGAAAAAGGCGAGTTCTACGCCAAAAGTGGAATATCGTCCGGCTCTTATTCCCAATGGAATACAGAAGCGCACCAGCCGAGTTTGAAAAAACTGCGTGCCGCGGCGTCTGTTCTCGGCGTATCTCTTGAATATCTCCTTTATGGGGACGGAGAAGAAAAAGAAAGCGCCCCCGATCCGAAGACCGAGGGCGTAAAAAAAGTCCCCGCCATAGAGGGCGAGGGCTATACAGAGTTGCAGAAGGCCGCTATTCAGTTTGTATTGTCATTACCGCCGGAAAAGTTGGAGCGGTTTATAAAAATGGGCCGCGCTGCTTTTGAGGAAGAACAATGAAAGAAATCATCATTTCACTCGGCTGTGCTGCTATTTCCGGCATTGTCGCATGGATCGTTGCAAAACAGGCGGCAAAGGCAGAAATCAAAAAGCTGCAAACAATATGGGCGCACGAAAAGGAAACGGCCTGCGATGCCGATTTTGACAAAATGGTATCTGCCGTTTCCCTTTACGCAAAATACCCGTCTCCGAATGATTTCCATGCCGCGACCGATGCCGTCGCCGTTTATCGGGCAAAGGCAACCGAGGAAATGGCGGTCGAGGTCGACAAACTCAGCGAATTGATAGAGCGGTTCAAACCAAATTGCGACGCGATCTTGAAGCAGTTAAATGCCGTGATCGAATGCAAGCGGAAAACCAACGGTTAAAATGCGGCCTTTCCGGGTTCGCCCTCTTTCCAAAACAGTTCAAGTTCCCCGGTAAACAGGTTTCGCGCCATTCGGTAAAGCTCGGTCATTGCGGTCTCGTGATCCATGTCGTCGCATTCCAGACCGATTTCATACTCGGCACCTTTTTGTTTACTGATCGCCCAAATTTTCATTTTAGAGCCTCCATGATTTTTTGAAGTTGTTCGTCGGATAACTTTTGTATCAGGTCAAAGGCTTCTGCCAGCATTTCTTGATACTTTATTGTATCACATTTTGCGTCGTTACACAACATCTTGCGTCCCTCCGTTTGGCTCTAAGGCTATTTTTTGCTCCTCCTCCGCGAGGATGCGCTCGATCAGCGCGAGCATTTCGTCTTTCTGCTTCGGCGTTAGGAGCAGATAAAGCGCCGCCGCCGCTTGCACCTGTGCGTCCATGCTTCGACCTCCTTTTCGGTATTCATACCTATTCCCACAACAGGCGTTTGCTGCACGGCGCTGTGCAACAATTAAAAAATATTGTGGAGCGGCGCGCAGCCGCAGGATCACTTTTTATTTTACTATATGTCGATTATTGCACTTTGTGCAGTCGAAAATATAAAGCCAAAATGTAGTGGACTAAATGGCAAAGAGCAAATTTCCCGGCCTGTCCTTTAGTTGGAAGCGTGCGCTCGGAATCACGAAGATGAAAAGGAAAATTTCAAAAGCAAACGGGATCCCAACGACCAAAGCAGGGCGGCAAAGAAAACTTGGCAAGCTCCTTGGTATGAAGTAAGGTTAGCCCTCGCCGCCTCTGCAACAACGGCGAGGGCTTTTTGCAGCCAGCGGGGACCAGTCGCCGCTGCTTGTCTTTACCGTAGCCCACTTTGGCTTGGTAATTCAATGCCGAAGCCTTGCAATAAACCAGCGCTCGACATGGCTCGACAAGTCCTCATCTTACGACTTTGCGGCGCGAAAATCGAAAAAATTAAGGTGGCGTAAATGAACATTCAAGAAGTGTGTAGAATCCGTAAAGAAGAATTGAAACTGACCTATCAGGAAATTTCAGACGTTTCCGGCGTGCCGCTGTCCACCGTGCAGAACTTCTTTTCCAAGTTTTCGAAAGCTCCGTCCATCTACACCGTCGCGCCGATCTGCAAAGCGCTTGGAATATCGCTTGATGAAGCGTTCGGGATTTCCGAACACTTGACGCCGACCGAGGAAACGTTGCAAGCGCGAAATGATGAGCTAGAACGCCATGTTGACGCAAAGGCCGATACCATTGAGATCATGCGGCGCGGTGTCCATATCCGCAACGGCGCGATTGCTGTAATGTTTGTTATCATCGCTCTTCTCGCTGCGTGGTGCGTGTACATTGATTTTCATTGTATAGATTACGGATTTTGGAGGGGGATTTGATGAGAGCGGCACTATATATCCGCGTCTCGAGCGAGGAACAGGCGCGGCATGGTCTATCATTACAAGAGCAGCGGGACGCGCTGACAAGATATGCCAAAGAAAATAAAATGACCGTGGTGGGCATATATGAGGACGCGGGCATATCCGCGCGCAAGCCGTACAAAAAGCGCCCTGCGCTCCTGCGGCTGCTGGACGATTGCAAAGCTGGGAAGGTAGACACGATCCTGTTTATCAAGCTCGACCGATGGTTTCGCAATGTCGCGGGATACTACGATGTGCAAACGCAGCTGGACAAATACGGCGTGACATGGCAAGCGACGGAAGAGGACTACGAGACGCGCACCGCGTCCGGGCGATTGAAGGTCAATATCATGCTTTCCGTCGCGCAGGACGAGGCCGACCGCACAAGCGAGCGAATCAAATTTATCAACGACGGCAAGCGTGCAAAAGGCCAACCGGCAGGATCAAAAGCCCCTTTAGGGTATATTATCAAGGACAGGCAATACCAGATTGATAACGACACGGTAGCCGCTGCGCGAGATATGTTCGCGGCGTATATCAAACTGCAAAGTGTGCTTGGCGTAAAGAGGTATATGTTCGAGACGTGGGGGATTGACAGGGCGTATACCAAATATGTAAACTATTTCCGAAATCGCCTTTATATCGGCGAGGTGTACGGCATCGAAAACGCTTGCCCCGCCCTAATAAGCAAGCAGGATTTCGACATTGTAAATGATATCCTCCGCCAGCGGTCGCAGCGCTGCGCAGGGGTTGAGACAGATCGCGTTTATCTGTTCTCCGGCTTGTTGCATTGCAAAGAGTGTGGGAAAACGATGCAGTCGGAAACGGCAAAGCAGATTTATACCTATTACCGTTGCAGGACGCGCATGCTTGACAACTCCGCGTGCCAGCACAAAAAGAGGATCCGCGAAGACGCGCTGGAAGATTATTTATTGCATGAGCTTGAGGGGATTGCCGAGCGAAACAATCGCTATTACAAAAAAGCAGAAAAAAAGCCCACGCAAAGCGCGGACGCGATACGAAAGAAAATGGGTAAGTTGAAAACGCTTTATCTTAACGACTTGATCGAGTTGGACGAATACAAGCGGGAGTACGCGAGCTTGAAGAAAACACTTGAAACGGTAGAGGAAAAGCCGCAGACAAACCTTGATGCGCTCCGAAATGGGCTTGCTGAATATGACACTTACTCGCGGGAAGAGAAAAAGGAATTCTGGACGCGCTTTATCTGGAGAATTGACGCAGATGACGACGGCGCGTTTTTTGTAACGCCACGTTAGGCATATTTGACCTTGGCGTTCCCAAAGGTAAATTATGCCCAAAAGAATCCCCCCGCCTTACGACGGGGGTGTTTTCATTTTTCCAGTTTCCGCATCACGCTGTTATACACGCGCTCGTTGACGATTTTAAGGCTGTCCATCAGCTCGTCCATGACCTCCCACGCTCTTGCCGGAGCCATGTCGGAGACGGCCTGCAAAAAATCGCTGTCGCCGTAGCTGCCTACCGTTTCAGACGCATAAGGCTTGACCGGCGCCGGAGCTGCCGAATACAACATCGGCCTTTCCGGTTCTTTGGGCGCGTTTTGATTTTGGATGATGTACAGCGCCGCCAGCTTCTGGTAATTGGGCCAGCTCGATTCCTCCGTCTCAAGCCGCGATATCCACAGATTGACCTCGTTTTCGTCGATCAAGGGGACGCACCCCCCTTTATTCCTCCATCAGGCTCGCGGCACGGCGCAGCGCTTCCTTTACGCGGTCGTCGTCCGTCTCGCGCATCATGTCGTTGATCTGCTCGCGCAGGTGCTCCATGCTATCGGCGCGGCTGTAGTGCCCGCGGACGTAATGCGTGCCGCGGCGAGCATAGGAGCTGCCCCTGCCGTAAGTGCCGCGCATATCGGCCTGCCAGTCGCCGCCGCGAGAATACTCACCGTCGCGGGAATAATCGCCATCGCGGGAATAGCGACGCGAATAGTCTCCGTCGCGAGAGTAACCGTCGTCCTCCATCATCTCGATCTTGTCGATGTTCTTGATGGTGTCGGTCAGCTTGTGCGCGATCTCAAGGTCGCCCGCGCCCAGGTCGCCCTTACGCGCCAGCTCGTCGAGTTCGTCGCACAGCATATTGCGAAGCTCGTACATTGCTTTCTTACTCATGTCCATTCTCCTTTCACGCGATTCTCTCAACCGTCAGGTTCGAGTTGGCGAAGTTGACGGCCTGAGTGCTGGTGTTTTCCATTGCGACCGTCAGGCAGCAGCCTTTCGGGACGCAGACCTGTGCGGAAACATAAATGTTAAAGTAGTTTCCTACCGCCGCAGGCGTGACGGTAGCTGTTGCGCTGGTCAGCGGCTCTCCGTTGATGGCAAGCGCCGCCGTGATGGCCTCAACCGTGCCTCCGGTGGGAATAGCGATGTTGCCGCCATAGGAGACCCGAAACAGAGCGCGGTTTTGATTGGTGATGCCGCGCAGCGTGATCTGGCCGCTTCCTTCTCTATGCACGATACAGGGCTTGCTATTGACCGCCGTTTCGGTCAGGGGAACGTTCTGGCCAGCAGCAACGGTCTGAATTGCCGCAGAAGTAAATTCTGCCATTAAAATCATTCCTTTCTCAGTTAAAATAAGCGGCGGAGCTATTGCCCCGCCGCGTTGGTATCAGTATCAGCACGGGGCTGAACAGTTCGGAAATTCCGAACAGCTGAATATTTGTTTTACTTTTTTGCCTCGGCAAGGCCCACCTTAAAGTCACCACGGTTGTTCTCCATCATTTCTGCCTTTAAGCAACCGCAGCTTTGGTTATGTCCGGTAGATAATTTGTTCCCATCGGTCACAACGATATTGCCGCAGTCACACACACACTCATATAGTGTTTGGCGATGTTTGCTCACTCCTGCGTATTTAATGACAGTAAGGCGGCCAAACTTTTGGCCAACAAGCGCATTACGGTTTCGCTCTTTTTTGGGGGCTGTAAATGCTTTCTCAACATCCCACCCCAACGAGAGCCTCCGATCTACCATAGACCTTGAAACGCCATAGAAATCGCACCACTGTTGAAAATTCTTGGTTTCTCCGTTTATAGTATAAAACTTACTGCTGCGCCTATTTTGGTTGTTCTCTGCGAGTGTAACCCATCTGCAATTATTGGGAGAATACCCGGAATCATTGTCAATTCGGTCAATGCATAGCCCGGGAATATACCCGTTGCCTATTGCCCAAGATACAAATGCTTCTGGATCGTTCAACCACTCATCGCAGATTGTAATTCCTCTTGCGCCCCAATCAGAGTAACGCTTATCATTTTTGTCGTAGCAGCGTTCTTTCATGTGGGAGAATGTTCGGATAAGCCTCTGCCGAACTGATATACCCATTTACATCACCTCGGCTACATTATATCACATGCAATCCGTGGGCGCAAGGTTTATTTTAACACCCGCAGCCGCAACAGGCAAACTGGTTGCAGCAATAGGGGTTCTGCACCGTGTAGGCAGGAATGGGAGAGGGGCGCAGCTGGGACACCAGATAGTTATTCTGTGCAGCCTGAGACGCAGCCAGCTTGAGGTTCTGATTCTCGGTCTGGAGGTCGGACAGCTTGCTCTGCGTCAGGAAGTCGAGGATGGCGCGGCTGTTCTGGTTGTTCGCGTCAATGATGTCGCGCGTGGCGTTCTGCACGGTGTTGCGCGTGTCGCACGCCTGCGTCGCCATGTCGTAGCGCACCTGCGCGATAGCTGCGCGGTTTTCGCAGCAACAATTAGCGGCCTGCATCTGCATGGCGTTGAGCTGCTGCATCAGCGCGGCCTGCTGGTTGCTGCGGGAAAGCTCGGCCTGTGCAAAGCCGTTTGCCATCGCCATGTTGGTGCCGTTGACAAGCTGCGCCTGCTGGTAAAACCCGTCGCAAAGGCCCTGATTTACACTGTCGATCTTGCGCTCGACATTGGCAAAATCAGAGGTCAGCACATAGCCGTCGACCACGCCGCCGCTGTTGCCGTTGTTCCCCCAGCCGCCATTTCCCCAACCAAGAAATGCGAAAAGGAACAAGATAATAATAAACCAGCTGCCTTCTCCGCCCCAGCCGAAGCCGCCGTTGCTGGAATTTACGGGCGCAACAGGCATAGTGGCCTGAACGCCGCCGTCAGAAAGAGACATAGTATCACTCCTTTGAAAAATTTTTATTCATCAAATCGTGGCCACGATGTTGATTTATGTTGATGATTACTGCATCAGGCTTTGAAACTGCTTCGCCATCTGCTGTAGCTGGTTGAGCTGCTGCTGGTTCAGCCTACCGCTCTGCAAGAGCTTTTCGACCTCGGCTTTGGGGTCGCCATTGAAATTTGATTTGAACTGGTTGAACTGCTGCATCATGTGCTGGAACTGGCCTACCGGCCCCGGCATCTGCCCGCCGCCCAGCGCGGCCATGAACGGATTAGTCATCGTCCTCGTCCTCCTCGACCTTGCGCTTCTTCTTGCTCTTTATTTCGCCCACAAGCGCCGCCAGCGCGTCAAACTCCTTGCGGGTGACAAATTCCACGCCCGGCTTTTGCGGCGCGTTAGAAGCCGTTTCTGCGCGCTCTACGAGGTCGTAAATCTTGAGCGTCGGCTTCCCGCTTGCATCGGACTGCTTGAGGTACACGGTGGGGGCGGTGGAATCCCACAACGCTACGGCAGAGTTGGGCGCGATGAGATAGCCTCTCGCCTCCTGCTCGCTGCTCACCCATTGCACGCCGCCGGTCGCAACAGGATTTTGCGGCACGGGAGGCGGAGCGGGCTGCATCATCTGCTGCTGCCGCATCTGCATAAGGTTGTCCGGCATCGGCTGTGTATAATAAGGGTTTTGATAGTACGGATTAAAAGCCATGTCATTCAGTCTCCTTTACCCAAAAATAGATCACCGTCTCATTGCTGCTGTCCCATGAATCAAAGATCGTCCCGTCCTGCACGCATACCACATGGCCGGACAGGGCTAAAATGTATGTGCCTGCCGGATGCTCGTCCGCAAACTGCCCGACGGTATAGCACAGCGGACAGGTGTCCGGCACGATGTAGCGCCGATAACCGAGAGAGTGCAGATACGCGCCCCAGGTCGCATTGGCCGACGGCATATCACCGTCCAAGTAGCCTTGTATGGCGAGCGCGAGATACGTTTCACCCCAGTCTTTCCCGGTCGCTTTGGAGATCGCCCGGACGGTGCAGTCGCCCACGTTCTTACCATAAGGCGACGGATTATAATAGCTATACATGCAGCAGCTCCGCGAAGAAGACGTAGGTGCGCAGCTCGTCCGGCTCGGGGAACAGCACCAAAATATCCCTCGCCATCTGCTCGGTGAATCCCAATGCCAAAAGCCGTTCGTACATACAGCGCACCTCCTTTTCTGCCCCTATGGTACAAGAAAACCCCTTTCCCAAAGTGCCGGAAAAGGGGATGAAAAGTGTACGGCGAAATTTGTCGAACGATTGCGCTTGCAGATTCTGACGGAATATGCTATTTTTGTCACGACGTGCTCCATGCGTCATTCATACCCCCCCATAAAGGAAAAGAGCCTCACCGTTTGGTGAAGCTCTTTTCCTATTCAAAGACTTCCGATGCGATTTTGCGGTACGCCTTTCGGCGATACTTTTTGACCGTATCCGGCGACAGGTTCATTTCAAATGCCACCTGTACGCAGGAGCGGCCCCGCACGTCGCACTCGACGAGGCACGCCATTTCGTCGGGCGGAAGCTCAAAGGACCGAATGTATGCCACGGCCCGCCGCGGGGCCATAGAGGATAATTTTGCGCGGATCGCTCGGTGCTGCTTGTCCATGCTGTGCGCCGGGGCTTGCAGAGCGCTCACGCGAGGGGAGGCATGCCTCCCGCCCGTTTTCCTTTCGTTATTTTAGAATTTTTTCGAGATATGCGTAAACATATTCCCCCCACGCTCTTTGCGTCGCGGGGCCGAAGGAGTTATCCACATCCAGCTCATAGCCGCAAGCGTTAAGAAGCTCTTGCAGCTTGCCGACCGCCGCGCCCTTGTCGCCGCGCGTGAGCACGGTCTTGTCCGCTGGATATTTCGGCACGCCGAAGCCGCGGATATAGCGCCCGTTGATCTCCAGCGTCCGGTAGCCGCACTCATGCTTGCTGCCCTTGTTCCCCTCGAACACATTGACGCAGTTCCCGACCACGCGCGTCACGATGCCCGTGTGGTTGGGCGCGCCCGTGCAGTCCGTGAGGGCGTAGTCCTTGCGGTCGTTCCAATGGTAGAAGACCTGTTCGCCGATTTTGGGAACGTGTGCGTCGTCCTCGACCCATTGGCCGCGCGCCTGATACCACCGCATCTGCTCGCCGCAGCTGCACTCGATGGGGAGCACCTCTGTCAGGCCGCAGAGGATCGCCGCCGCGGACACCATCGCCGCGCAGTAGTCGTCCGAATAGGCGAGCTTGTAGCCGCGCGGATGGGGGAGATAGCTGTTGTAGGCGTCCACGATGCTTTTATGCACCGCATCGCCGCGTACAGCGCCGACCCAGCCCGTCATGGTCTCAAGAAATTTCTTCATTTTTGCGTTTCTCGGTCTGCGTGCCGAAGTAGAAGGCGATGATGGTCGTGAAGATCGTCAGAAACTCCGTCCCGCTGATGCTGCCGCGCAGGGCAAGCACCGAGAAAACCGCCGTGAGTGCGATGGTCACGATGCTCTTGACCGTGAGCAGATTGGCAAGTCGATTTTGCATTTTTGAGCCTCCTTTACAAAAACCGCACGGCATAGAATTGCCGCGTCTGTGTGTTGATCTTGTTACACGCGCCGTTGATGGCGGCGACGTGCCCGCCGTCTAACATGACGGCGTATTCCAGCTTGAGCTTGTCCCGGCACAGCGCGTTGACCTGCTGCGCGGTCATGCTGCGGCAGTAGACGCCGTAGAGCATTCCGCCCTTGTAGCCGAGGACGGTGTGGTTGGTCTTGCGCAGCACGTCGGAGTAGACGTCGGTAAAGCCCTCCGCCGCAGGGTCATAGCGGTCGAGCAGTCCAAGCCCGCCGACCGCCCACACGACGCCGCCCAGCGCCGTCGCCGAGGAGACGCGGGCAATGCGCACCGCGCCGCCCGCGGTCTTGTAAAGCACGCTCTCGGGCGCCGGGTAGTGGCAGCTCATGCCGCGCACGACCTTGCCGCGCACGAGGATGCTGCACGGCGCGCCCTGCCAGCTAAAGCTCCCCGAGATGGCGTTTTTTGGCAGCGGCCCGCTCATGTTGACAGGCTCGATGTCCCGCGCGATGATGCAGGGCTGACCGTACAGCTCGACGTTGAGGGGCCAGCAGTCCGCGCCGAGCTTGGCGGCGATGTCGCTCAAGGTCTGGTTGCCGATCCAGCCGTTGTCCAGCGCGCCGACGGAGCGCTGGATGGCCTTTATCATGCGGATTTCCTCCGAGGTTGATCCCTTGACGTCTCTCACGAGACCACCTCCCACTCGTCGATCTCCGACTTGATGCGGTCGATAAAACTGTTGCCGCCGAGGGCCTTGTAGCCCCGATAGAGATAGAGGAAATCCTCCAGCTCATACTGGCGGATGGTGCGGCCCTCCCTGTGGCGGTAGTAGGTGTGCAGCATGTCGTGCCGGAGCTGGCATTTGAGCGCGTCGGTCAGCTTGTCCAGCCCCAGCAGCTTGCTGCGCAGCGGCTTGACGAGCATGGCGACCGCCGCGAGGATGACCGTCACCTCCGAGCACAGCGCCGCTAATTTCGATAAACTTTCCATAGGCGTTGTCTCTCTTTCCGGCGGCGCGAAAAAAGCCGCCTTGTCGTGCTTGACAAAGCGGCTTTAGGTGTGCTATATTTAGGCCAGTAAGAACGGCTGCCATTGCTGGTGGCGGTCGTCCCTCAGTGAGTTTAGAGCTCGAAGGAAACGCCGCTTACCGCTATGGTGGGCGGTTATTTCTTATGTCTTGTGACCGTGAAGATCAGAGACGCAAGACCGATGAGCACAAGCGAATATGTGAACATATCAGCGTATGTAACCATCGCGCACCCCCTTTGCAGGAAGTGGACAACCTTGCCGTTCTTACCGGCAAACGAATTATAGCACAGTCTGCCGCGCTTTGTCAATTTGCCGCCCTCCGGGGCGGCTTTTTTACTTGTTCAGCTCCGCGAGCTTGGCCGCGATGTCCTCGGGGATGGCGCAGGTCATCATCTTGACGCAGTAGCCGTCCTCGTCGTAGGTGAGCTTGTAGCAGGGGGCGACATATACCTCCGTGCCGGCGCGGGAGAGGTCGCTCGCCATAACGGGCTGCACGGTGCTGTTCTTGACACCCGAGTTTTCGCTCAGGCCGTAGGGGGTATCGGTGACCTCGATGGGCTTGCCGTCGGATGCGATGCGAGTAGTATTCATAGTTTTGTTCTCCTTTTCTTTGTTCAAAATTTATTTATCATCAGCGTATTTCTCGCCGGTGGTCTCCTCATAGTCCTGCGTGCTGAGGATGCCCTTTTTCACGGCACTGCGCACCATGCCGGCGGTCCAAAGAGCTTGCGCGAACCACTTTGCGATTTTCTCTTTCATCTCAGCCCTCCAAAAGCGTGTCGGTCATCATGGCGGTGTAGGTGGTCTGCGCTTCGATGCGGTCAAGCTGGGTCGGCGCAGGCTCGGGCTCGCCGTCGTCCTCGATGGTGTATTCGCCGTTGTAGGCCAGTTTTTTCGCAACTGCTTCGTTTTCCTCTGACCATCTAAGCTTTCCGTCCGCAAAAGATTCGACGATTTCGGGGCTGTCGGCTGTGCCAATATTGGACTGAGTGCAGATGCGGAACTTTAGGACTTTCATAAACGCCTCCTTAATCTGTTTGCTTGGTGTATTTGATCCAGATACGACCGGCATAGTTGGAATAATCCACCCCTTTCGTGCGGATCGAATAGGTAATTCCACTCCCGTATCGGTTGCCACTACATTCGGGAATATCAACAACGTCGTTGTATGGGATGGAATAAACTGTGGAGTTGGAGTAAAATTCCGCGCGGTAATCAACGATGTTATCTACATACAGCGTGCCGCCAGAGGGTACGCCGACCTTAGACACGGTGAGTGTGGTGTTATTTGGCAGCGCAGCAATCTCTTCCAGCCGGATATACACCGGTTTGCCCCTATACCGCTCCGTGGTGCGGTATTCAACGCCGAGCTGCATGGGAGGGTTGATGTATTCCAACGGGTCCCACTGCCCCGCAGGATCGGAGCCACGACGTTTATATTTAATCATGCGGAATCCTTGACGATCCTCGTTATAACTACTGATTGTATAAACCGAGGCATAGTCGTCAGTATTTTTGAACAATGCACACATATCCGACCCGGCCCCATAGTACTGCGGCGGGTAGACGCGCAAGAATTTGACGGATTTGCTGGGCATTGTCGCTAAGACTTCATCCAGCTTGGCGCAGAAGGTGTCATAGCTCTCGCTGGCCGATGAGGCGGCGACCTCTTGGGCAGTCTCCATCACGCCGCCCCCGCTCGATGCCGCCCCGATATTAGCCCGTGCCTGCTTCGTCTGCGCGTCGGTGAGGCTCTGGGCCGCGTCGTAGCGGACGGTGCCCGCGCCCGCAGAGGCGAGCAGCGCGTCGATTTCCTCGCCGGAGTATTGGGAAACGTAATAATCATCAGGCATAATGATACCTCCTTAAACGATGAGCCTGCGCCCGAGGCGGTCAAGCAGCGGCTTTTGGGTGTTGTCGCGCAGCCAGCCTGCGCTGAGCGGCTTGAGCTTGCGGTAGTAGATGATGATGCAGCCGTCGCCTGCCTCGCCGCCGTCGGAGCCGCGACCGCCCGAGGCGGGTTCGAGGTCCCTTGCGGTCAGGGATGCCTGCGAGACCGATATATTTTCCGAGGACGTCTGGTGCGCGTCCGCCACGCCGTTGGAGCCTGCGCCGCCGCCGCCGTGGCCGCTTGTGCCGCCGCAGCCGTAACGGCTCTCCTTGGCGGGCGGCGTTGCGTCTGCGCCCGCGCCGCCGCGCGCCGCCGTGACCGTCGCGAATGCGCTTGAGGAGCCGATATAAGCATCGCCGCTTCCGTTTGCAAGGCCGTCGTTTCCGTTGGAACCTGCCGCCGCGCCGCCGCCGTAGCCGCCGAGCCATCTGTAGCCGACGTAACCATAGGGCGCGGTGTTGTAGCGGCCCTGCCCGTCTTCTCCTTCGACCTCCTCCTTGTTTTTGCCCGCGGAGTAGGTCACACTGTCGACGGTGATCGAGGGGCTTGGCTGGTAGGTGTACTTCCCATCGCTCCATGTGTAGCCGTTGCCCGGGCTGCCCGCGATGCCGCTTTTGCCTTTGGCGGCAAAAACCTCGCCCGTGATCGTGTCGGTGTAGCCCGCCTCGCTCGACGAGCCTGTGTCGCTCGTTGCGCTGCCCATTGTGGTCGCGGTACCGGGTGCGCCCGCGTCGTTTCCTTGCGAAAAGACGCCGCCGTAGCCGCCCGTTCCGCAAGCATAGGAGACCTTTGCGCCCGGTACCGCGTCGGTGACGGTCTCGACCAGCACCTTGCCGCCTTCGCCCGGCACGCCGGGCATGCCGCCCTTGCCGCCCTCCATAGAGACGCCTTTGTTAAAGCCGACGTAGCGTCTGAGAGCGTCAGATTCCTCGGTCCATGTCTTCGATGCGCGCACGGCGGGGCTTTCACCCTGATGGCCGCTGCTGCCGCCGTGACCGCCGCCGATAAGGACGCGGGTGTAGCTCGTCACGCCCTCCGGGACCGTCCACTCGCCCGAGCCTGTGAGGATGACGCGCTCGTCAAAATACTCCGATGATTCCGGCTGCGGGGGGAGGAAGCCGACAAGCGCCGCCATTTCGCTCTTGAGTGTGCCGCTCATGGTCGTGTCAAGGCTCACGATGCACGCAGAGACCATCTTTTTATCGTAGGGGTGATAGACGCTGACCACATGTCCGGGCTTCTCCTGCCCACTTACAATGCCGTTGGTGATGGTCTCTCGGCACTTATAATAGTCTGCCAACCTTTTGGCGACAGCGGAGGAATTGACAAGAGAGACGAGCGTGGCGTCCGTGACGGACTTGACGTTTTCCGCCGCGTTCTCTGTGACGGTTTGCGTCACAAGGCGCGTGTTGTGGATGTACGTTTTGCCCTTGATCGAGCCGGAGCCGGAGGAGATTTTGGCGTAGTTTGCGCCACTCTCCAAAATGGTGAAGCCTGTCGCTGTGAGTGAGTGCATTGGCTCGGAGAAGGTGATGATGTCGCCCTGCTGAGATGTGCCGGAAAACAGCTCCTTTTCGTCGGTTCCCGCGATGTACTGATGCTCCGTGACGGTAACGGCGGAGATGGGGGAATCATACTTGACTGTGCCGCCGGAATACGAGCGGTCGACCGATATTGTAGATGCTCCGCCGTCCCACAACGGTTCGATTCGGAGTACCCCGTTCAGGTCTGTGCGGAGATACGCGCCGATGGAAAACAGAACTTGCACAAGATTGTCTCGCGCCGACCGGTCTTTTCCGTTTGCGTAAGGGAGCCAACCGTATAGTTTGGTCTCCGCGTACACGGTCTTGACAAGGATCGGGATGCTGCCGCAAATCTCCTTTGCCACCTCGGCGACCGTCTGGCCCGTGTAGATGCCGCCGGAGTGTATCATTCCGGTAAGAGCGCCCATTGGCGAACGCCCGATAAGCGAATATGTATTTGGGCCGATGCGGGAAACGCCGCGCTTGACAAATCGCGCCTTGATTGCATTGTTCCGGTAGATAACAATCGGCGTGTTGTCCGGCAACGACGCAAGCTGCTCGCCTACCGTCTTTGTGTAGACTTCTGCGCTGACCGTATCGAACGAAAGATTGCTCTCGTCTAACGCGACCTCTTGGAAAGCAGAGCAGTAATCCAAGCGCATATCGTCTTTCGATGCGTCTCGGTCGAATTGGTAAGAGCCGATCAAGATATAGTCCATAGGCCCCCCTTACGGTGTGATCTGAGGCGCGATTGGGATGAAATGGATTTCGATCTCGCCCCAATAGTTCACGCCGTTCTCGACCTTTTCAATGTCGTGCGAAGCGCTCGTATAATACGCCCGATAGGAAATTGTTGTGTTCCCATCCGCCGCTTCAAGTAGCACGGAGTCATCCACCGAATGAGCCTTCAGGTAGCTCCAAAATGCGTCATAGCTCTGGTAATCATCGCCTCGGCGAAACACCGTGATCTTGTGCCCGATGTACGTTCCGAGCACATCGCGAATCATTCGCCCGGTGTCTTTAGAACGCCCGGCATTCTCTCCGTCCAGAACATTGAAGTTCTCGTTGTATTTGGATATTGCTACGTTGACATCAAACGATGTCCCATTGAGCTTAATGTAGTTCATGCTCACCGCCTTTAGGTCACTTGGATGCCGACGCGCTGCGTCTGATCCTTGTTGAGCTTGAAGATGATGCGGCCCAATTCCTGTTCGCCGATCTTAAGGATCGCCGTCTGGTTGCCGCCGCCATACTGCGCCATGCCGCGGGCCACCGCCGCCTCGATAGCAGCCGCGGGAGCCTCGATGTTGTTGCCCTGCTTTTGGTCGCCGAGGACCGCAAGAAATTCCCTGTTCGGGGGAATGACCGCGCCGGTCGCCAAACGGGGGATCGAAGCGGAATTGATGGCCGGCATACTGGTCTTGACTGAGCCGCCGGTAAATGCGCTTTTGATGGTGTCCATCGCGCCGGATGCCCAAGACTTGACGCTTTCAAATGCGGATTTCAAGCCATTCAGCAATCCGTCGATGATGTTTTTGCCCAAGTCCTGCCAATACTCGATCGTAAAGTATTTGGCGACGTTGGCGTTCCACCACTCCTTGATGCCGTCCCACGTCTCACTAAGTTTGTTCTTCAGGTAGTCCCAATTGACTACCGCTACCGACGCGAGGCCCGCCGCGCCCGCAACGATCATGCCCATTCCGAGCGGGATGCCCACGCCGGTAAACACCAGAAGAACACCTAAGACGAGCAGAGCGCCGCTGACCAGCGAAATGATCGCCGCGATCGGGCCGCCGAGGTATTCGGTGATAGCGTTCCAGTTGACCGCGACCGTAGCAACCAACCCGACCGCTCCGGCAGCGATCAGCCCAATGCCGATTGGAAGTGCAACGCCGGTCAGGGTCAGGATGATGCCGAGTACGAGCAGTGCGCTGCTGACGAGCGCCGTGATTGCGCCGATGGGGCCTTGCAAGGCGGTCTGAATCGTGTCCCAATTTGCCGCTACCGCCGTCGCCAGCCCAATTGCGCCCGCAATCATAAGGCCGAGGCCGAGCGGAACATTTGCGCCGCTGAAAGCCAGCACAGCGCCGAGAACGAGCAAGGACGCTGAGAGCATCGCCGTGACAGCTCCGATAGGGCCTTGAAGCAATGCCTTGATGGTGTCCCAATTCGCCGCAATGACCGCCGCCATTCCCATCGCGCCCACGACCATTAAGCCGAGGCCGAGCGGGATGTTCGCACCGGAGAACAACAGGATAGCGCCGATCTCAAGGAGCGCGAAGCTGATGATCGCAGTAACGATGCCGAGGGGGCCTTGTAAAAGTGCTTTGATCGTGTCCCAATTTGCCGCTACCGCCGTCGCCAAGCCTATCGCTCCGGCAACCATGAGCGCCAAGCCAAGGGGAATGTTGGCCCCGGAGAACAGGATAATCGCGCCAATCGCCAGCAGGGCCGCGGACAAGATGCCCGTAACAGCTCCGATCGGCCCTTCCAAAGCATTTTGGATCGCGCTCCAATCTGTGCTGACCGCACCCCAAATGGCAAGCGCACCCATCGCCATCAGCCCAATGCCGAGAGGGACATTCACGCCGGAAAACGCCAGCGCCGCACCGATCGCCAGCAGGGCCGCCCCGGTAAACAGCTCCATGATGGCACTAAGCTGGTCGTTGATTCCGGTTGAGAAGTCCGGGGCTTTATTCTCTTCCTGACTTCCCGACAATTTGTTGATTTCATCGAACGACGCAAGGGATTTGCTTGCCTTTTTTGCAGACTTCCCGGTCTTGTCCAGCGCGTCCGATTCTTCGTAAAGGTTTTCGGCTGCCTTTGCAGATTCCTCGGCAGTCGTTCCAAAGATCATGGAGACCAGCTCAGAGATGGCGTTGACCACGCGCGTGATGACGTCGACGAGCACGGTGAACGCCGGAACGACCACGTTGACGATTGGCTGCGCCAGCGTTCGCAGCGCTCCTTTCAGCTTGGCGACCGCCGCCATCGCCTTATCGTTGGTCTGGATCGCGCTCCACATATAGCTATTTAACGTTCTGAGAGCTTTGGTAATAAGCGAAAAAACAAGCACTCTTTTGGCGAGCGTTTTAACGTGGCTCACAAATTTGTCCATTTGTTTACTGGCTGCCTGTGCCGCCGGAGAAATACCTTTGGCGTTTTCTCTTGCTGCCATAATTTGTTTAGACAAATCTCCGGCTCTATTCGTCATGCGCTCAAGGCTTCGCGTGTCTCGTGCAATCGAGGTATCCATGCGCTCTACTTTGTTCTGCACGGAATCCCACTCTTTCTGAAGAGCTTTTACTGTTTGCTCTTGCTCCTTTATTGTGCCAGCTGTGTAAAACTCGTCGCCGTTCCGCATTTGGTCAAGCTGGGCTTTGGCTGCATCGAGGTTTGCTGCGATCTGCTTAGACTGCTCAACCAAGGGCATTTGCTCCTGCTTTTTGTCGCTGATTTTTTCATTGAGCGCATCAATCTTTTTTTCAAGCGCAGTCAATTCCTTTTGCGCGTTTTTCGCGTCTAATTCCGTATTGATAACAACGGAACCATCTGCATTCGCCACAAAATCACCACACTTTCTACTTGCGTTTTATTTTTTATGTGCTATCCTGATAAAAGGAGGGATTAAAATGATTGCTATTTTAGGTTTGTTAAGTATCGCAGGATTTGTTGTCTCATTGCTCACTTTGGTTATTTTTGCAATCAGGAAAAAGAGGAAGAAGATCGCTTTAATATCCCTTGCTACATTCTTTGTTCTTTTTGTTGTATGCGTATCTCTTCCAACATCGGATGGCTCAGAAGCGTCAAATGCAAATAGCGTTTCGTCCACAGCGCCAAATCCTCTTAGTGACGAAACCCGGGATTTAAAAGAGGAAACGGATGCAATTACATTTAGTGGAGAAAATTACACCGCCGAATATTTAAAATGCTGGGAAGCAAGCGGATTGACTGGCTGTTTTTATATTGATGTAAAAATCAACAACATCGGAGATAAGGAATGCATCTATTTGCTCGATGATGTTTATGCGGATGACACGCATTGTCAAAGCGGTTCGGGCTTGCCGATTACGGCACTTCCTTCCAAAAATGTGAGAGCGTCATTTGTTGTTTTTTGTGAAACCCCATTAAGCGAAATATCAAATGTCGAGTTTAAGCTGAATGTTTTAGACTCTGAAAACTACACCACACTTGAAACAAGCAACGCGGTTTCCGTTATGCCAAACGCTTGAATTTTGCCGCCCTCTTCGGAGGGCGGTTTTTTATATCCACTTGCTGATAACGTCCTCATCCTGCGCCGTGTACTGCCGCTTAAAGTCGACCATCTGTTTATTCTGCTTGTAGAATTCCTGCTCGCCCTTGTCAAGCTTCTTCCCTTTTGCCCTTTTGCTGCGAATAGCAACGACCTGCGCAAAGGTGCAGTCCCCGATCTCCTGATACGCCGCGATCCACGTCCACCAGTGCAGATAGTCCACAGACCGCACTTCTTTGCCGAGCACTCGATTGATTGGAGCCACGAGCAGCGGGAAATCCTGTTGCCAGTCCATTAGCTTCGGCCCGCGCTTTTCGTCTCGCGGGCCATCGCCGCAATTGATGAACAGAGCGCATTGCTTTATCGCTTCTTCGTAATCGTCCGGCGGCATCGTCTCAAAGTACGGGTAGAAAATGTCGAGCATCGTTTCGGCCTTTTCCTGCTCGCTCAACTCCGCGTCGGAGAGCGCCTCAATGATGGTCAGGATGTCCCGAAAATCCGTTCGGATCGGGTATTCCGTGCCGTTTACCTCCGCGGTAATCGGAAGGTCGTATCTCACTTGTGATACTTCTTCGTGTACTTGCTGATGCGCGGATTGGTCGCCTTCTGCTCACGGGAGAATGCGGTATCCACCTCATCCATAATGGCGAGCATCAGGTTGGCCCAAACAGGCAGGCCGTCCGCCAGCGCGTACACATTCATGCATCCAAACAGAGCCGAGCAGATGTCGAAGCCAAAGACATCGCCGATGATGTCGCGCATCTCCTCGTCCATTTTGCGGGCCGTCTCGAACACCTCGCGCTTGTTTGCGGTCTTTTCGACCTCCGCCTTGTACGCTTCCTGCTTTTTGTCGAGCGTATCAAAGGCGTTGAACAGCTTTTCCACGAAGGTGCTGTCCGTCGCGTTAAAGGCCAGCTCACAGGTCTTGCCATCCGTCGTTTCAAGCGTCTTTCGGACTACACCGGAATTGATGGAAATAATGTCGCTCATAATGTCCTCCAAATTGGGGCGGGTCTATGCCCGCCCCTTTGTCTTTAGGTATCTGCCGTAAAGGTCACACCGCTGGCGCTCTTGGTAATCGTGCCAAGCGTCCGGTTGCCGCCGTAAGTGATCTCGCTCGCGATGTTGAGCGTGCCGCCGCCGTCGCCGCCGATGGACGTGACCGCAATTGCGCAGGAATCATAGCGCTCGGCAAACTTCGCGTCGCCGCTCGTGGCGTAGAAGTGGCCAATCATCATGTCCTGATTGGCAAGCGCCTGCGCGTCGTGATCTTTAACCGCAAGATTCCACATCTTGACCGCCGCCGCGTCGCCCGCATCCAAAGGAATCGGGTCAAACGTCTGCGTGATAACGGGCTTTTTCATGGTGGTAAAGGTGTTACCGAGAATGTCCTGCTTGCTCTCCTGCCCCCAGTCCATTTCCTCAGTGGAATCTTCCACGCGCTTACCGATGGCACTCCAAACGGGAGCCGATGACGTGCCGGTATTCAGATACGCAATCAAAAGCTCGCGGTCAATGGTCTGGCCTTCGGTGGTCGCAAAAACTAAATCTGCCATTATACATTCACCTCGTATGTTAGTTTAAGAGGAACCATATAGTCCTCGTATTTGTCGCTGGTTGCGCCGAGATACGACGCAAAAGCCGCTGTCTCTACGCGGAGGGCGCGTCTCCCCTCACCAATGTCCGGGCGCTGTGTGTTGGCCCAGTCCGCAAATTTGTTCAAAGCCTCGACTGCCTTTAAGCGCGTGTCATCGCTTGTTCCCGGAGGCGCGATCTGATAATGGATTTCAAACGAATACTCCGCCTGATACCCGCCGCAAATGTATTTCTTGGTGATAACGGCGCCTTGCACGGACGAAAGCGCCATGCCTACCGTTTTCGCTGCAAAATACTCGTACTTGATCAGCTCCACGTTATCGGGGATATTGGGACATTTGTTCGCCCAAATCAATACAAGGCGGTCGAGATCGGATTTTTCAACGCTTGACGCAAGCGTTACGGTCTTTTCTTTAGAGATCATTCTTTACCGCCTTTTCTGCTACGCGTAGCCACTTTGGGAGGTTTTGAGCTTTCGACGCTTCAAACCAGTGCGAAGATGTATTTGGATGCCAAAACTTCAGGTCTTTCTCAGGAACCGCTGGAACTTTTGTTACGCCTTTTCTCGCATAGGGACTTCCCGTCAGCGGATCAACGTACAGCTTGCCGTAATAGAGATACCGAGCATATGGGCCGGGGTAGATGATCTCGTTTCCGGATACCCGTGTCCGCGTCCTCAACGATCCTGTGCGCATCGGGACAAATGGCGCGGTATCTTTTGCCACCTGTACCGCAAGCGTGTGTTCTGCGCGACTGCAAGCGCTTGCAATGGATTCTTTGACTGCATCCATGCCAGAGACGTCGATGGTAAATTTCAGCGCCATCTCACTTGCCTCCGCATTCCCAATGCTGCATATCTTCGCTGCCAAAGTCCATTGCGTCTACCTTTGTCAGATTCCAGCAGTTATCCTGTGAAAGCGCCACATCTTCCTTGTCGGTGACAAATTCGCCCTTGATGAAAAACGTAACCCCACCGTTGCCGCTGACTGAAAGCGTCCACAGTCCGGTCTTATCTGTGGCCCGGTAAAACTCCTGCGGCCCGACGTACTTCTTGGGCTTACCCGTTGCCCCGTCTATCGCTTCTACGGAAAACGGGATATATAGGTTGACCGCATCCGCGCCCTCTAACCCAGTCTTGCGCACATTTGCGCCCTTTGACGCTTCACACAGCACGCCGCGCAAAATCGTGACATAGAGCTTAGTAACGTCCTTAAACGTTGCCGGATCAGTTTCCTTGACGGAGTTGTAGATCGTTACAGTATGGGGAGCGTACATTTGCAGTCACCTCCCCGATACAAAAGTCCGGTATGCGCCAGATACTCATTGCACAGGTTCGCAAGCATTTGTTTACTGGTGCTTACCGCATCCAGCACAGACTTTGCCGCTTCACCGCCGGTCGTAAGCGTGCGGGAATAGCTGCCTACCGATTCGCTCTTGGTTTCCGGGTCGCCTGCATTGGCAAGGCTTTTTGTCGCCGCCTTCTGCGCCGCGTCCAACAAAGCGTACTGGTCAATCAACGCACAGCAGCACATTTTTACCGCGTCCATATCAGCGTTATCTTTTGCCCGGTTCTGCGTGTAGTAATCGAGGAAGGAGCTGGCTCGTACAGCCAGACGCGGAAAATCCTCCTCGCTCACGGTGCCCAAATAGGTCCAGGAGTAATAATCGTAATCAGCGTATGTCATGTGAGCCAGCTCCTTCCAAAACTGCGAGAATTTCAGCCTTTTTCATCGAACTGCTGACCCCTTCCACCCCGTTTTCATCGGCATACTTAAGCATTTGTGCTTTTGTCATGTCGGTGAAAACGGTGATGTCAGGGTCAGGCTTATTCAGCAGTTCAGTTAGCCCCCCACCGCCGGAGTGATGGAGCCGACCACCACACCGTCGATACGCTCAGCGAAAAGAGCCATGCCGTTGATAACGGTGTCAGATGCGGTCATGTTGGTGTAATCGGGCTCCTCATGGATACCGATATAGCCGGTGGCATCGGTGGTGAAATCGAACACCTCGCCAAGATCAGCGCCGTTCACAGGAATGTAGTACAGGACAATGTTGTCCTTGGCGGTGGCGTAAATCTTGCCCTTGGGAACGCTGGAATTGAGAATCACGGTGCCAAGGCCGAGGAAGTTCTCAACGTAAGTCATTCCGAACGCGGTCTGCAAGGTAATGTTTGCGCTTGCGAGGTAGTCAGCAACATCCAGCGGGTTCAGGAAATACACCGCACCGATTTCGTCATCTTCAAACAGCACCTGCAGCTGGCCCCATGCCTGAGCCAAGGTCGCCTGGAAGGTCGCGCCGGACGCCGTGCCCGTGCCGGTTGCGAGGAAGTTGAAAAAGTCTTTACGAATACCCTTCTGGACGTCCTTGAGCATTTCGTCGGTGGTCATTTCTACCGCCTGATCGTAGCCGCGATCGGTGATTGCTTCGGCGGAGGTGGCCTTGCGCCACTTCTTGAGCGTAATCTCCTTGTAGTTCACGGCTTCGGTCTTGTACTTGCTGAGGGGAATGGTCTCACCCTCAGCAACAGCGCCGCTCTCCAGCATGCCAGTGGCCTTGTAGCTCTTGAGCACAGTGCCCGCCTGCTTGGAAATCTTTCGGGTAACGCCCAGAGCCTCCATCAGCTTCTTGATGGAATAGCCAAACATTTCGGTAAATTCGATTTCGCGCACACGCGCGAGGTCAGCTTTCTTAATGAGCTTAGGATCAGCAGCCATTTTTATTCTTCCTTTCTAAACAAATCCATATTTGCGGCGATTGCAGCGCGCCGCTCCGCTCTGTCAGTGATTTGCATGATCTCGTCCTTTGTCATCGGCTTCCCGCCACCGTTAAAGCGCGCACCAGTGTCGACGCGAACGGTCTGCTTGGAGACAAGCCCCTTGTAAGTGCCGTCTACGAGTGCATCAAGAGACTTGGTGTCCTTGATTTTTTCCCCGTCCAGCTCCAATGCGGCCATTTCCTCGCCGCAGCCTCGCATAGCAAGGTCGAGATTCGCGCCGGTGATGTTTTTGCTCTCAAAGTAAGCACGGACAGCCTTTTCCTTTGCCGCCTTGCTTTCCTTTTCTGTGATGTCGGTCTTAAAGGCTTCAAAAGCCGAGTGTTCCTTCTCGTACTTCTCCTTATAACCGCCGTCACCTGCCGCCTTGAGGTCGTCCAACTGCTTCTGGACGCTTGGCAGCTTCTCCGCGTCCGCCTTGTACTTCGTGAGATCGTCCTTGAGGGGGTCGACCACGCTCAGATGCAGCGCAACCAAGCGATTTTCGATCTCTTCTGTGCAAGCGTCGCCGAGAATATTTCTGATTTCCGCTCTCGTAAATTTCGCCATGTTATTCGTTCTCCTTTTCTTTGGCCCCAATTCTTCGGGGGCGAACGTTGTATAAAAACCGCTGTGCTTCGCGGGTTTTACTTAAAACAAAAGAGCCAACCACCGAGGAAAACTCGGTAGTTGGCTCCTATTGCCCTTCCCGGTGCCCGATTACACCGAGGATTGATATTTGATTTTCTTTTGGACTTCCAGAACAATAACGCCATCGCCTTTTCGCCGCACTTCTGCGTTGTTGCCCCGCTTCAAGATGGCTTCGATAGCCTGTATGACTTCGTTGTCGATCAATACAGCACCTTCATTCTTTCCCGCTGCTCCGGCAGCCCAGCCGCCTTGCTGAACTCCTTGTACTTGGCGTTCAGGCGGCGTAGTTTGATATTCACTGCCTGTTCTTCGTCTGTCAGCCCTGCGGCGTTGTACGCTGTTTTCTCACGCTTGAGCTTGCGTATGGTGCGCTCCACCTTGCGCTGCTCCTGCGTGACCTCGTATGCCGTATAGGTCTTGCCCTCAAACGTACAGCCCAACCCATCGTCGATATGCTCAAGCTGTTCGTCAGTGTATGTGCGTTCACTTACGCCCTCAACCCAAACGTTGCGGCGGTGACGGCAGTTGGCTCCTTCCAGACCATCCACAGCACCCAGACCGCAGACCTCGTAGATGTTCGGGTAGATGTCGCCGCTGCGCGTGGAATACACTTTGCCTTGCCAGTCCTTATGGCTTGACCACGGCGACCGCCCCGGCACATCACGCGCCCCGGCGTGGGCAGACACTTCATAATACGGCGTTTCCAAGTATTCCGCCGCTCGCTCCGTGTACTTACCGCACAACTGCGATACACCTGTCATTACTGCACGGCGGGCAGCTACGTCTACATGGTCGCGGTGTCCGCTCTCATAGTCCACCACCCGCAGGCCGCCACTTGCAAGCTCCCTAACGGCGTCTTTGATGGCTTGCCCATAAGAAATAGCCCCGCTTTGTACTTTCAACGTAGCGGCATCTAAAGCCCACTGGTACGCCTTTGCGGGTGGCAGCATCGTCCTCCCTGCGTCTACCAAAAAACCCATCGAAGCGGTGATGTTTCGGAACATGTCCCGCGTTTGCCGTTTGATGGCTTCAATGGTGGTTGCATCCACCAGCACGTCAGGCTGCGTTACACGGGCAAGGTCTATGACATCGGTGTAATACTTTTGGTTGCGATCCACCACATTATCTATCAGCTCGTTTAGCTTTTTCTCGCTGATGCCGGTAGTCTGGCGTATGGCTTTCTCAATCTCTTTCAGATCGATGCCGTGTGACCGCAGCGCCTTGATGTCCTGCACCGTGACCTCGTTCAGCTCGTCCCGAAGCTTCAGCCGGGAACATATTTCCATTAGCAGCGTGTCCTCAAGTCCACGGTACAGCTTCGCCAGCTCTTCCGGCATGGCATCCAGCAGTTCGGGGGTGAATGGGTATTTCGGCACTGCCCGTCACCTCACTCCACTTCGTTCTGCTGCTCTGTTGTCATGTCCTGCATTTTCGGCAGCGCCGCCTTTGCGGTCGCCTCGTCCTCGTTCATCCACCGTGCGCGGAATTCCCAATCGTTCATGATGCCAGCATCAAGCAACTGCATATCGCGGTTGAAGTCCTGCCCCTTGTCCTCGATGATACTATCATCAAAGTCGATGGAGATTTCGACTTCCTCATCAAGTCCGGCGTCCATGTAGCGATTGCCCAAGCGAAGTAGGATGCGACACAGCTCCGTGATCGCTTGCTCGAGCAGAATTTCATGCTTCTTGATTGTGCGGAACATGGTGCTGTTTTCGCTAATGACCTGTGTAGCCGTGGCAATGCTTGTCTGATCGAATTTGTAATGATTCTCGCCAAAGCCGCATTTGCTCGACAATACGTTGAGCATATCTTGCATACCGGTGTTAAACTCTGCTGTGCGCAGCGTCATATCGACCTGCTGCAAAATGTTTCCATCAGATGCGCGATCTTCCGGTAGAACGTAGTAAACCGTTTCGCGCTTATCAAAGACTGGCCTACCATTGATGTCCTTGGTTGCTTCCGGCTGTACCACGATGCGCTTTTTTCCCAGCACAAACTCATTCACATAACTATCGTATGTAATATCAACGCTTTTGAGCTGGTCGATGGCGGAAGCGAACACTGCAACGCCCATAGGGTTATCTTCATCAGAGTTCGCAATGTTCAGGCGGTCAATGACAAACTGCGGCTTGGCGCTTCCTGTGCGGACAACAGGGGGGATTGCTTCAAAGCCCCGCACACTTGTTAGCGGCACTTCCGCCGCGTCGTACAGGTAGTTTTCAATGTCGTATTCGCCGCCGTTCAGCCGATGCACCTGAATGTAGGTGTATTCCGCATCATCAACTCGTTTTGTCCATGCGAAAGCGCACTCACGAATAATGCCATTGTCCCACGTCAGCGGGTAGATGTTTGCAGCGGTTACATAGTTGATATGAATTCTTCCAGGGTTAGCGATCTCTGCTGTATCAGGGTCAACGCTCATATCCTCCATGATTGGAACATAAGCAACGGTACCAACCGCGGATTTCCGCTCCTGCAATTCATTGGATTTTACTTCCCAGTTATTATCAGCAAGAACCGCATCTACAAATTCCTGCTCCTTCTTGCCCTCAAGCGTGATATTCACGCGCTCATTCATCAGCAGGTTTGCCCAGTCCTCGCAGACTTTCTTGCCCATGTTGACGGAATACCTATGGCATTCCAGTTCTTCGATGCCATTCCACACCGTATAACTGTGGAAGTCTTTTACATCGCCGTCATACCATGATTTCCATACATCAATCAGCGAGTAAAACTTACTATCGACCGTATCAAAGCCTAATTCCTTTAATGCTCTGCGAATATTCACTCTTTCACCGTCCCATCATATGACCGGCACGTTCCAGGTCTTTGTAATAAGGCTCTATGCTGTATTCAAATGCGTCCAAACTATCAATATCGGACGTTCCATCGTCAAGGCGCTCGTCCTCAAACTTATCAGGATCATAAATCGCAGTTTGCAGCGCATCGATCAGATGGGGGCAGTTGCGCGAAACCTTAAAACGCCCCTGCTTCATCAGCAGCACCACGAGCCTGATCCTATCTGTGATTTGCAGTTTCATTGCGTTCTTTACCTGCGTCCCGAGGTGCATTTTCTGCGCGGTATGATCTAACCCGCGAATCAGCACCGTTTCCGCGCTGTCTGCCCGCGTCTGGCTATATCCGTACTTTGCCGTAACCATTTGGCAGAACGTAGCAAAGCGCCGATTCAGCGCGTCAGGGTCAATCTCTTCGGTTTTGATGTATTCTTCTTCCAGCGCGACCACACGATAATCTTTTGTAATTCCGGTCGCCTGAAACTTCGTTGCGGATTTCGTGCCGCCAAAGTCAACGCCAATGGAAATAACAGAGAATTTCGTCTCCTGTTCCTCTGCCCATTTTAAAGGATCATCGATCAAATACTTTTCGGTGTCGTTTGCAAAATCCTTGTAGACAACGCCCTCCGCCGCTACCCACAAACCGCGCACATATCGATCATAAAAGATACCGGCGTACATATTCGCGTAACGCTCGAGCGTTCTTGCACTCAAGCCGGGGTTGTCAGTCATTTCGAAGTGGAGATATAGCGTGTTCCGTTCGCGGTGTCGCTTAATCCACTCCTGATAAAACCAGTGATGCGGACTGCCTGGGTTACAGGAGAACCACAGCTTTGCCCCGTCCACAGAGCAGCGTGCAAGCGCCTGTTCCACAAACGAGCGCGGCATCAGCACCACTTCGTCCAGCAACACACCCGCCAGCGTGCGGCCTTGAATCAACGTATAGCTTGCCTCATCCTTGCCGCCGAACACCTCAAAATAATTCGTCACGGCGCCGCGCCGCACTTCCATTACCTTGTCGCCACGCCGCCAACGAATGATATAGCGCTCTTTGGCAAAACTCATCGCCATAAACGGCACGATGATGTTCTTTGTGCAGCTATCCACCGTACGCCCACACACGCCGAAACGCTGACCGCTGAAATTCTCCATCGCCCAGCGGACAAACGCCCACATCATGATGGAGGTTTTGCCGGAACGCACAGCGCCGTCGCAGATTAGCGCATCATAGCTGGAATATGGGAAAGCAAGGATTTTCTTTTGTTTTTGGCTAATCATTTTCGTCAGAACAAATCCTTACAATCGCCGCAACTTGGTTAAAGTCCAGATAAATAGGTTTATTTTCTGCAATTCCGCTTATGTCATAAGATGTTACCTCTCCAAGTGCGGTTTTCTCAAGTGCGAATTTATCGCATTTAATCGTAAATTCTGCACCGCATTTAAAGATTACCCTAATTGACATTTTACTCATCGCTCTCAAGCTCCTTTGCCATTTCCTTTAGGCTCTGACTAAGTGCGTCTTCCCTCACCGTGTCGGCAGGGCTCCCGCCGATCATCGCCCACTTGTCGATCAGCGTTCCCATCGCCGTTGTGATTTGGCTGAGATTTGCCGCTGCCAGTTTCTCCGGGTCGTTGAGCATTTCAAGCCCCTTGCCGATGAACGAACACACAAGGTCTTTGTGGTCGTTCATGTACTCCATCACATCGGCGGTATTCTCTTCCTTTTTTTGTTCGCACTTTTCCACAATGTCGGCATTCGCCCGTACAAGGTTCTTGACGGTCGTTGCTGACACGCCGTTGATTTTTGCTGTGCCGCAATAGTTGTTCGTCTGCACATAGTCCGCCAGTATTTTCTTTTTCTGCCGGTCTGTCAGACGCGCAGCCATGTTATCACCTCGCTTTGTCTGACGCACCGGCCTCCCACCACTGGCCTTTGTCATTGGCACGTCTGTACCCGGCTTTCGCCTCACCTAATATGTTCCCGCCGTGAGCTATGTGCCCCGCAAGCATACATAGCATCCACCACGGCGAAATCCTTTGCAGTAAGCAGACTATTTGAGACGCATCCCATACAGCGGTCTGCCAGCGCATCGCCTGTTGTTTACACAATCGGTCGGGTACCACCACGCATCAATACTGTCCTACACAACGGTTGGGCTCGAACCAACGGCCGGGAATCAGCGCCGGGAGCGCTGCGTGCTCTACCGACTGAGCTACGTCTGCATATTGCTCCCTCCGGGCGGAGCCGAAGCCCCGCCCATCAGGGAAAAAAGGGGGAAAAGAAAAAGAATGGAGATGCAGAGTTCGCCCCTGCATCTCCCATGATAAAGTGCGTTTTTCCAATTTTTCCACTTTTAAGTGGAATTTTCAAAATTTATTTTTCGGCAATATCTACCACGCAGGGATAGTCCGTCCTGCCCATCAGATAGTCCACCGACACGCCAAATTCATCCGCTATGCTCTTCAGCGCATCCATCGTCGGCTTCGCCGTGCCCAGCTCATACCGGCGTATGGCGTCCGAATTCAGCCCACAGCGTTCCGACAGCACATACCGCTTCAGTCTCTTTTTCTCCCGCAGCTTTCTAAGCCGTTCCGGGAATTCGCTCATGTCAGCACCTCCTCCGGGAAGAATGTCTCTCTTACCCCGCCGCACTCCGCCACGATGTACCGCCCCTTCGGATGCACATACACCACTGTACCCTTGCGGACAGGAAACCGCTTTTCATCGTTTGCGCCAGAGCCGGGGTACTCGCTCGGCAGCGTCATAAACCGCGCACGGATCACATCACCCTTCTGCATTGTCCCTCCACATTGTCAGCCCTCCTGTTCCATGCTTTCGGCAGTTGGGATAATTCTCCACTCCTCCGGCCTTTTCTGCGCGGCCCTAATTTGTTCCAGTGGCCCGCGCTCCTCACACACAGCGTACTGCTTCCACCGGTAGCTTTGGAACGTGCGGTTTTTAGTCATCTCCTCGTGGGGGATGTAGAGCGATTTGTACTCAAGGACATACATCGCCGCCTCCGCCTCCATAGAATACGTCTATCTCAAGTTCGTGCCCTCTATACCCCGGTCCGCCATCACCAGGGGGCCATGTCGGTATGCTGTATTTGTATCTTTCTCCGTATGGCTTTGTAACCTCCATAATGACACCTGGCCCAAGTTCTTCAACCGTAACGTCAGCCATTGTCCGCACCATCCTTTCTCTCGCCATTAGCGCAATAAAAATCCCCCAAAACAACGCAGTCAACACAGACACCATGCGAACACGTCAGTCCGCCTATATCCTCCCAGCTATGCTTGCAGTCCTTGCAGCGCACCACCGGCACCGCATCCACCGTCGGCGCATTGTCTATGTCCTCTGCATCTACATAGTCAAAACACCGTTCATTCCCCCAATATTCTTGCCTCTCCAATTTGTCAGCGTCAATCAGCCGCATCGTTGTCACCTCCGTCCATCTTCGCGCCGCAGTTGGGGCAGTAATTATACCTATCGTCGAAAGGATAGGCATCAACATAGTCGCAATTTGAGCAAACAAATGTCCATTCATTTTTGCTCACCCACCGCCCATGCACCACCGGGGCAACATCGGCGGCAGGCTGTGCGTCTACCTCCCATATCACATCTTCAAGCAGCCCACAGCCTTGTTCGTCATCAACATCCGCATGAGCATCCCTCCAATTCTCTAAAACTTTGCGTAACGCTTCCCTGTCAATGTATTCAGCCATTGCAGTTCCTCCTTATCTCCCGTCCCATGATGGGCAGCAGCGTGTGCTCCCGCATCCATGCGTACACCCACTCCCGGCTCTCCGCCGTGCCCATCGGCTTCTTCTTCGGCGGCAGTTCGCCGTTCTTCGCGGCGGTGGCCGTGGGGTTGTGCTTGTGCTCTCCCATCACTCCGCCCCTCCGGCCATTCGCGCCCCACATCCGGGGCAATAATCCGACAAAACGTATTCATCGTTGCAGCTATACACCGCCTCATAACCGCACTTCGAGCAAGCGTAGCCGCCGATTGGATCGCGCCCTGCAAGCGCGGGGTCCCACCCGGTTATCTCGCTCTCGTATACCGGAAGCCACCCCGCCTGCGGCGTTTCCTCTCCATCCGACTTTCCGCCCCCAGCAAAGCCACGCACCGCGTCCAATACAGCCTTTCCGATGACCGCCTGTATGCTCACTTTGTTCTCGCACACCACAGGCATCTCATCCAAAGATTTGTTATAGTACGTTGCCTTGCGTACCTTCCATTTGCCGCCCCAGAAGTCAACGGAATAGCCAGTGCTTTTCGCCGCCTCCATCTTTGCCGACTTTGCAGCACCAGTTTTCACAAAGTAGCTTTCTCGCGTCACCCACGGATTTTTGTAGATTTTCATTCCACACCGTCCATCTTCGCGGCGGTAGCAGTGGAGTTGTGCTTATGCTCTCCCATCACTTCACCTCCTGCATCCAGAACTCGCGGCTACAGTTTACACATGAAAAAGCGACACTCTCACAGTTGTTATTCTTTCTTTTTGTTGTGCAAACTACACACGGGAATATGTCTAATATTCCGTCCTTGCGAATTTTGGCATTCGGCCACTGTTCCAGAAACACACTCTGCCGTGTCTTGCGCGGATGTGCAGCAGACCATTCCTCTACGACCTTAACGGCTCTTTCGGGGTTTTCAAACATCCACAAATAGCATTCGCTCATCACCGGTTTTTCTTTATCCACGCGGCATCCTTCGCAATTCGGCGAAAACGAATTACACATTCTTGCTCTTTCCTGCAAAAACTTAACAGCATCCATCACATTTCCCTCCATTTGCACCCGTCACAGGCGCCCTCGTGTGCTTGTTTGTACTTCCCGCAGTATTGGCATAGCTCGTTCTTTATGGTGTGCAATTCTTCTTTAAGCCGCAAAACCTTGTCTGTTTTCGACACAGCCATGTCAAGCAATTCCTTGATGTCTCCCGGCGTCAGCCCTGTGTCCTCATAGGCGGCGAGGCGGTCTTGCAGCACACTGATCCACTCTTGTTCCGTGTATTTCTCCTCGTAATCTGACGCCATAAGAACCTCACCAGTTCTAAGTCGCTGTGTCAGTCGTTCCACCACTCCATCTCCTCCTTCACCGCCACAGCCTTTGCCAGCTGTGCCATGCCCTGCTTCATGTCCTCTATCTGCTTATCCCGCCGTGCAATGGCGTCCTTCAGGCTGTCGTTGGCTTTCATCAGTGCCTCGATGTGCCGCTGCTGGTTCTC